CTTCTGCCATCATATTGGCAACAGCATCAGCACCTTGGTTGAATACTGGCAATAACGCAGCACCTTCTTTGCCAAAAATCTTCGTGGCTTCCGCAGCTCGGAGTGCTGGGTCCGGTATTGATGCAATGGCCGCAGCAATTGCGTTAAACTGCTCTACCGGTGACATGGCTGAAAGCTGGTTGATGTCCAAGCCTAATCGCTTAAATGTATCCGCTGTCTCCGCTGACCCTTGCTTAGCAGCACCCAGCGAACGTGTCATGCGTACCAGCATCTGGTCTGCTGTGCCGGCGTCGATGTTGGCCATCTGTGCTAATGCAAATTCAAACTTCTGCAAGTTTGGCACCGATTCGCCTAGTTGTTGCGATCGGTTGTCCAGTTCGTCAATCCTTTCCGATGCGTCTTTCAATGCGTTGATGCCGGCACGAATACCTTCAAGGCCGATATACGCTGTGACCATGCCTTTGATGGCAGTTTTTATTTCATCACTGCCGGCAGCTTGCTTTTTGCCATGGTCGCTGGCAGCATTGCTAGCGGCTTGCATCTGTTGTCTAAGCCGTTTGGTTGCTTCTTCGTAGACTCCGGCAGCAATAGCGCCTTCTTGGTAAGCCTTTTCCAGGAGGTTTAATTGCTGTTCAATCTTTTCTGCCGGATCCTGCAACCCTTTAAGCGTTCGCACAACCGCAGCCGTTTCCGACCTTGCCAGTTTTCCACCTTCGACCAAGCCAGCCACGTTTAGCCCAAGCGAAACTGAATAAGCGTTGATTGTGGTTGCCATTAGCTAAACCTTGCTGCCAATATTGCTTCAGTTTCTTCTAAACTTACCGGTTTGATTTCCGGCCTGTCAATCCAATCGGGCGGCATGTATGACGCGGCCAGCATGTCGGCGTTGCGCAATGCCTTCTCTACGTTTTCTTCGCTGTACTTGCCGGCCAGTAACATTCGCACCAGGCCAACAAGCTGTGCCAACATTTCACGTTCTGACCACCACGGCTCAATTTGGCTGTAGGCTTCCCACAGGCTATACACCCGATCTGGTACGTCCTCAAGCCATTGTTCCGGATCATCAATCCCCAATCGTAGACACAACCGACAGGCCAGCATCAATTCTCGGTTGCGTCTGAGTCTTTTGGGCCGAGGTCCGTCTTATCCATGCCGCAGACACGCATAACGCCTGTCATTAGCGGCCCTGTGATGTGACTTGAAACAGAGTCCCATTCCCGCGATTCCGATTCACCAAAGATCGGCTGATGAGTTTCAGGATCGCAGACGCAGGCAGACAGCAGCAGCGCTTCTAGCTTGTCGCCGTCTACGCTGCCGTCCTTGCGTCTTGCCTTCGCGAATAGCTGACCCCTAGCACGTTTTGTCATGCCACGGAGTTCGAACGATTCGCCACCCAGTTCGACAACTTCCGAAAGCGTTGCCTTTTCTTTCAGCCGATCACGTAAGCTCATCCTCATCGTCTCCAATGTCCTGCTCCGGTTCTTCGACAACAATCGACCCAGCAGATAAGACTTCCGCCTTTTTCTGCTTGGCACATTCCGCAACGATTTGTTCCACCAGCTCCGGCACAACGTCACATAGAGGACTAAACCAAAAGTAAGGTCTATCCTTTGTTTTGTGTGCAAGGTAGCCGCAATGCCGCCAGGCTTTGATGTCCGGATTCATTACCCAGACATAATCCTGGCCGGTTGACCGTTCAATCGTTCCGTACTGAGTTTTCTTCGGTACGGTAAATTCAGCTAATTTGATCTGGACAGCCATTAGCTTCCTCTGGTGTAGGTCGGTCCTGTGTCGCCATCAAACTTGAATTTAATCTGACCTTTCATCACATTGCCGTTTTGAAGGTCTGGCAGCTTAAAGCTGGTGACGATGCCTGTTCCGGTAAACGTTGCACCAGTGGTAGTGGTCTGCGATGCACCAACCGGGAAGGTGACCGTTGCCGTGTCAACGCTGCCGGTACAAGTCACCGCCGTGGCCGACGCTGAATACACATAGCTGACCGTCAGTTCGGGCGTGTTCTTCAAATCGCTGGCGATCATCTCTTTGAAATCGCTGGTGGACAGCGTCGAAACCTCCAACATGTCCAACGTAATTTCGCCAATTTGAATCTGGTCCACCTTTAGGCTGGCCGCCGCAGTTTGCGTGGTCAGCGTGAACGTTGCTCCATTGCCGGTATCACCTACTATCGCCATTACTAACTCCTAAGCCAAGTAACCATAAAATCGAACGTAACGACGTGCCGCTGAGAGTCACCGCCAGAGGTGTCCTCCTCCTCGTACTCACGCCGACCATCTTCCACCATGACGCTCCGGATGGACAAATTTGTGTATGTGCCTTTGATCGTATCAATGCCGCACCAGATAACAGCATCGGCAATTGACCGGCTAACTTCTCCGCTGGTGGCGTAGCATTCGACAGCCAGTCGTGTGGCCACGATGCCTGCTAACCCGTCCAGTGCATGGTCGTATGTTTCGCTGGTGATTCGCAGGACTATGCAATTCGCAGTCTGGCTTTGGCTTTGCGGTAATCGTGATGCGTAAATACGCTGACCCACCAGGTCGGTGATGGCCGTCTTGGTCAGGAGGTAAGTTCGAATTGACTTGATTACGTCAGCCATTCTTTTTGAATATCTGTTCTAGCAATTCTTCTAGTTTCACCTTCATAGCCGATAGCTGTTGAGCCTTTGTAGTGTCGAAGGCTTCAACAATCCAGTTTCGAATTTGCGGTGCAATTGATGATAACGGTTTTGGACTTTCTGGGTCAGGCAACTTGCCCCATAATATTCTTTTTCGACCTTTTGGCGATGTATTAAAATACGCTTTATTGCCTTTAGGCCATTCAGGGCCAATGACGCCTATGCCATGCTTTTGATATTTACGGATAACATATTTAATGGATTTCCACAGCGGATAATTCCAATCCGCCTCAGCTTGCTGTTTGCGACTTCGTTTATTGCGTGACTTTTCGTTTGATCTAGGTGCCAACTGCCTCGCTTTGGCGACCACAGGAGCAACACCAGCACGAATAACTTTATCTTGTACGTTGTATTTTTCCAGCTGGGGCACCATGTTAAACATGGAATCCAATTCAGCATCAGTTGGCAAGTCAAATTTCAAATCAAGCGAATTGCTCATGACTTGCAGTAAACCTCTAGGTATCGCCTGCCACCTTCGACAGGTCGTACATACACGATGCCGTACGTCGTCCCGTTGTGCTGAATCCGGCACGAAGGCGTAAACTGGCTGCGGTAATGCACGGTGAAAACAGCGTTGATGCCGGCTTCCACTTGCCGGCCACGAAGGCTTTCACCGCCGTTGGTTGAAATAAACTGTGCTGGTTCGTTGGTCAGCGTGTCAGCCCATGTCTGGCTAACATCGCCAAATGTCGAAGTGCTATCGGTTGGCGTCTGCAACGTAATACGTTCACGCATCGCACCCAATCTAAAGCTGGTTGGCCGATAGCTCACGGATAGTTACTCCGCATAAACTTGGTCACTAACGCCTCGTAGGCTCGCTGATCGTTGTTGCGGTCATTGTCGCCACGATTGGCATCGAAGTAATAACCAACGAGCAGCAGCATGGCTTGCTTTGCGATAGCCGGGATAAGGTATGACTGAGCATAGCCAGCAACGTAAGTGATCGTGATAGCATCCCAGCGATCAGATACAGCGGGCCATACTTGCAAATTCTTGAGCCTGACTGCTCGACACGATTGATCAAGATCGTAAACCGAGGTACTCAAGGTTTGCAGTACATCGCCTGAATCGTAGTATTTAATATGCGTGATGGATTGCACCGGCCTCTTAGGCAAGTATATCTCGTCGTCATCAAATTCTTCCGCAGTAACCTTCCAGGTCTGCGTCAAACAAGCTGAGTCGGTATCAGCTTCCCATTGTTCCCTTGCGGCCTGGATTAGTAGGCTTAGCTGGGCGTCGTGGGCCGTATCCGTTGGGGACAGTTCGAGTTGCTTCTTCGCTTCCGCTAGGGTTATCGGCTCGCTGACCGGAGCCGTTACCAGCATCGCTCTCGATGTTTCTGTTTCCGACATGAATTGCGATTCCCTTGCGGATTAGCAGATTTGCAAGTCCATCATCTATATCAATCAACGAGCCAAGTCTAAACCCAGCCCAGCGTTTAACTATCTCAAGCTTCATGTGCTGTCAGCCAATCTGACGGGTATAAGTGCATCGGCTGCATCTTACTGTCAAAGCAGGCTACCATTTCCTCTAAGTGGCCGATGCGTGTGTCGCAGTCAATGTAGACTGAATTGCCAGCCCGTTCCCACTGTAACCAAAACCACACATCGTCATCCACTTTGTCTCCATCCCAGCCACCGTCAGCATTAGGCTCCGCAAAGAACCAAGGCTTTTCGACTTTCCGCAGTTTGGCTAAGTCAATCACGGTCAGGCCGAAATGTGCCGTGCGTGCCTTTAATGGGTAACCATTAAAGTCAATCTGCATTGTATCATCGCCAACCTTGCGACCTCCGTGCACTGTACCCAGCAACGTTGGTTTGCCTCGCCGTACTTGCATTGAGGCCAGTGCGTCAATCTGATCTTCCTGATGGATTACCGAGATCATACGCAATAATTGCTTGTCAGTAAAAAACGAGTCGCCATCCACCGTTACGATGTACTGACAATCAGTATGCACCAATTGCTCGAACATCTTCTGCATACACTGGCCGTAATACACGCCACCGGAAACTGTCAATGGAATTTGCAGTTTCTTAAGGGCTCGCTCAATATAGTTCCGGCAAGTCGTATTTTCATACCGTGGGGCTGTCATAACAGCCGCTACTTTTAGTTCCATCTTGTTCGCTCCGATGGGTGTTAAATTTAGCCAACGACTACTTGGTCAGCGTTTCCGCTGTTAGCACCTTGGACTTCTTTGACCAATCCTACACTGCATGAAGAAATCACAGTGCCATTGGTGGTCGTATCAGGGGTTACCGATACTTGCAAATATCGCTTGCGGCCTTTGAGGTCCACGTTGAACACTTGTACCGTAGCATTGGTATTGTCTGCGGTGACAGCGAAAGCACTGTTGAACGTGACGTATGCCGTGGCAGCATTGGTGTCAGATTCCTTAAGGTTCAAGGCTACATTGGTCGAATTGGTATTCAATTCCGCACCGATGTGGAACACGATGCTGGCGTAGTCAGCACCTTGACAATCAATGGCTGCGGTGCGAGCAGTCGTTGCTGCTGCAATCGGAGCCAGGACGGAAGAACGCACAACAGCTTGCGAAGGTTTCATTTTTATTATCCTATGATGATTTTAAGCTTGGTTCTAAAGTTGCCCTAGCTAGCCGAAGCTAGACTAGGGCGGGTCCACCGGAGCGAACGATGGCTCGATGGATTAGGCAGCAAACTTCAGGGCAATCAGACCACCAGCAGCAGATGCACTACCACGGTCATGAACATTGATGTCGAAACGCTGGGTCGAGCGGATCGCAATCGCATCTTGATTGAAGTAGTAGCTGGCATCCGCTTGGATGCTCAGGCCACGACGGCGACCAAGGATAGCAGCTTGTGCTAGGTCACCGAAGTAACAGGCGATCGTCGAGCCGGTACTGGTGAGAGCACTTGGCAAGACTTGGCTGATGACAACGGGGTAGCCCATAAATTGCAGAGGCATGCCGTCAGCGATGCTCATGCCGGTGTTAGCACCAGCAGCCATAGCCAAACGCAGCATGGAGTTGGCCCAACCGTTCTGGCTAATGAACCAACGTGGTGAGCTACCGCCAAACATCTTACGTTTTCCGATAACTGCCTCGAAATCTTCGAGATCCAAAGTTCCGAAGGTGTTGTTACCGGAGATCGCATCGTAGATGCTACCAGCGGCGAGCGCTGACTTGACGCCAACGATACCGCCGTAGGTGCTGGTTCCGTCACCATTCCAGCCGCAATCGTCTTCCGTATTGGCAAACTTTTGGGCGATCGAGCGAGCAAGCGTTTCCGCAACGCTCAGCACCGAATCCTCGTTCAGTTCACTGGAAACAGCGGTCAGCGTTGCCAGCTTCTTAGCTTCCAATCGCACCAAGTTCAGGGCGATGTCGGAAGTCGTGATAGCCGAGTTTTCACCGACAAAGTAAGCACTGATTTCGTCAGACAGCTTAGGTACATTCTGTACCGAATCGCTCATCGTCCACGGTTGTGCATACTGGGCGAAAATACCAAACTGCTCACGCA